GGAATGTACATCAAGGGCAAGAAGGGGAAGGGCAAGTGAAGATCCGACACCAGCCCATGATGGAAGAGGCCCGGAAGGTCGTCGCCGGGCAGACGCGCCGCAAGGTCGGCGAGTCCGGTGGGATCTTCACGCCCCGCAAGGGAACCGTCGGCATGGGTCCCAAGTCCTACGAGAAGCCCCGCAAGGCGCTCCCGGCGATCCAGCCGCGGCGCAAGGCCGTGCTCGGGACGGGCGTCTACAAGTGAGCCAGGCCATGGTCTGCGATGGCTGCCACGAGCTCTGCGCGGAGACGCAGGCCCGGGGCCGCCAGCGCGCGCTCGACTACTGCGAGGCGTGCGCGGGGCTCGTGGACGCCCGCCAGCAGCAGATCGATTCCCTTCATGCCGAGATCGCCGCGCTCTTCACGGAGCGACTGGAGGCGATCGATGAGGAGTTTCAGGCACAGTGCCCGAAGATGAAGTTCCCGCTCTGAAGCCGAAGGTGCCCGGGACCTGCGCGCTCTGCGACAAGCCCTGCCGGGAAGTCGTGCGCCTGGATCCCCGGACGCGCCGCGTGCTTCAATGGGGGCGCCGGGACCCGAGCGCTCGGTACCTGCGGCTCAAGCACCGGGACGGCTCCTTCTCGGAGCACACGATCTGCGCCGCCTGCGACCCGAAGCCCGCAGACCTTCCGGTCCTCTGGAGGCGCGCGGGCCTGCTCTACATGGAGGAGTGTAGCGGGCGCCAGATGACGGACGGCACCGCGGAGCGCTTCGTTCGCAACCTCCCGATCGGGATTCTGGAAATCGAATGACCACGCCGGCGCCCATTCTCACGCGAACGCGGTCCCGCCCACAGCCCGTGCCGCTCGGCGAGAACTCGAAAAGCGAGATCGTCGAGCGCGTCCGGACCTTTTTCAAAGAAGACGACCGCTCCCGGGAGATCGAGAAGTCCCTCCGGCAGCAGCGCTACGCCAAGATGATGCAGGTCGACGTTCCCGTCGAGGAGCCCTTTGCGGGATCCTCGAACGTGCAGCTTCCCGACATCCTCACGGCGGTCCTCCGGACCGAGGACACGCTCCAGAACTCGGCCATGGCCACCCGGCCCATGGTCAATGCTCGCGCACTCGTCAAAGAAAATGCGGACCGCGAGCGCAAGGTCGATCAGCTTCTCGACCACCAGTTCTTCATCGAGCAGGATGGAGAAGACCTCGTGCAGCAGTCCGCCATGAACTTCGCACGGGATGGCGAATTCACGGCCCTCACGCGCTGGGTGAAAGAGGTCCGCAAGATCCTGCTCGTGCGAGAGTTCGGACCGATTCCCATGGGAATTCCTCCCATGGGCTACTTCCAGCAGCTTCTCGAGCGCGCCTTCACTCCGGGCCGCTGGCGGCCCATGGCGGGTTCGGACGGCTGGGACTGGGAGGTCTCTCAGGGAGACCAGGAGTACCTCGTCCGCTTCTACACCGAGGAAGAGGGCGACGGAACGATCATGCAGATCGAGTCCGATGCCGAGACCTACCGGGGTCCTTGCAGCATGGTCTACGATTGGGAGGACGTGCTGGCGCCCGCCTGGGCTTTGAACCTTCAGCCCCCTGGCCCGAGCAATCCCGGGGGGGCGCCTCACGTCATCCTCGTGGACTATCCCACCCGGGACGAGATTCTGCGCGGGATCGAGTTCGGCTTCTACGACCTCGCGAGCGAGTCCGACCTCGAGGGCATCGAGGGGTGGCGCGACTGGTCCGACTCGGACCGCGAACTGGACCGCCAGCGCCGGGAGCTGCGTGGCCAGCAGTCGAGCACCTCCGAGGATGCCGACGAGGACCATGACCAGATGAAGCGCCTCATCTGCTTCGACACCTGGGGCGGACTCGACGTGGTCTGGACCGTGCTCCTGGCGGGTCCGGGATTTCTTCTCCGCGCCCGGCCGCTCACGGAAGAATGCCCCCAGATCCCACCTCGGCGCCCCATCGCACACGCAGTGATGATCCCGGTCCAGGGCACCTGGCGCGGCATGGGCTTGCCGGAGCTCATGGAGTCCATGCACGACTTCCAGGCGACGATCTTCAATGCCATGGTCGATGCCGGCATGTTCGAGCTCTTCCCCTGGTTTCTCTACCGGAGCGCGAGCAACCTCAAGCCGGAAGACATTCGCATCGGACCTGGGGCCGGGATCCCGGTCCAGGACCCGAAGAATGACCTCGTGCCGCAGCGCATGAATGCGCAGTCCACGGCGGTCGGATCGAACCTGATTGCACTCGGAGAGAACCTCCAGGAGAAGCTGGTCTCGATCGGGGATCTGCAGCTCGGCCGCATCCCGGCAGGGAAGAGCTCGGCGCTGCGCACCTCGAGTGGCATCCAGCAAGTCCTGGCCCAGGGAGAGGCGCGGCCTGAGCGCATCCTGCGCCGATACTTCAAGGGCCTGCTCCAGATTTTCCGGACCATGTACGCACTCGACCGTCACTACCTCCCTGAGCGCAAGAAGATCCGAGTCGTCGGGATCTCGAAGCCAGGCGAGGACCCCTTCGTGGAGATCGAGCGCGCCGACGACCTTCAGGACTACCACTTCGACTTCCACGCGAATGTGCTCAACTCGAGCAAGCTCGCGCTCCAGAGTGCCCTGGTCGAGATCCTGAACCTCGCGGCCAACCCGCTCATGATCCAGCTCGGGCTCTCGACGCCCGATTCTGTCTATCGCGTCATCTCGGACTACACCGCGAGTCTCGGACAGATGTCCGAGAAGTATTGGAACGAGCCTCAGCCTCAATCGAGCGAGGCCCCGGTGAGCGCGGAAGAGGCGCTCCAGCTCATCTTGCAGGGACAGATCCCGCAGGGTCCGCCCGCAGAGGGTGACTTCGACGCGCACGCCCAGAAGATCCGGGAGCTTCTTCAGGAGCCGGACGAAATGGGCCAGACGCCGGCCCAGACGCTTACGGTCCAAGAGCAGCAGCGGCTCAGCATCTATCTCTCCATGCTGGCCCAGAAGGCGCTGCAAGCGCAGCGCCAGGCGCAGGTGCTTCAGGCGGCTCAGCGCTTCCAGGCCGACCGCCAGCAGAACGCTGCGCCCGGGGGCTCGAATGGGAGCGCAGAGGGCGGAAAGCCCACACTCGTGAACCGCAACGAGACGCTCAATGAAAGCCTGCCGGTGGGCACGGGGACGCCGCAATGAGAACGGACCTTCTCAGGTACAAGGCGGAGCAGGCCCGTCAGCAGCGGAGCCGTGAGCACGAGATCCGGCGCGCGCGCGAGGCTCGGCAGGCAGAAAAAGAGCAGGCGAGCCTGAACATCCTTGTCGGCCAGGAGTCCTGGGACCTCTATCTGCGAAAGGTCACCGAGCGACAGGGGCAGGACCAGAAGAGCCTCGAGGAACTCGAAGAGCGGCAGCGCTCGACGCAGTACATGGAGTCCCCCGAGAGGGACCGAATCGCATGGGATATCGCTCGGTTACGAGAGAGGATCGCGGCCCGTGACGAATGCCTGCGGCTCCCGAAGGAGCTTCTTGGGCGCTCATCCGATCCGGCCCAAACGGCCTGAGCCCCATCTCGAATCGTGGAACTGCCAGAGGTGCAGAAAGCTCCTGGCGCAGTTCCACTTGGAGCCCAGGCTTCAAGGGGTACTTGAACTGCGGTGTCGGTTCTGTAAGTCTCTGAATATCTTGAGCGATGGGGTTCCTTCCATCGCAAGGAGTGATGATGGCAGAGGCTCCTGAGTCCACCGAGACTCCCGAGAAGCCCGAAGAGCCGAACCAGCTCGATCTCTTCGCCGAGAAGATCGCCGAGCAGAACAGCAAGGTCGCCGAGCGGCAGGAGCAACTGCTCGAGGAGCTCCGCGCCTCGCGCCGAGAGGCCCCCAAGGAGCCGGAGAAGACCGTCGAGGACCGCATCTACTCGGCGGCCGAGATTCAGAAATTCATCGACGACGGTCACATCTCGCAGGCGCAGGGCATGGAATACCTGGCAGAGGTGAAAGCCGCCCAGGTGATCAAGGCGGCCGAGAAGCGCTTCGCAGAGCAAAGCCGGGCGCAGCAGTCTGAGACGGTGATCAAGTCGAGGCTCAAGGAATTCCGGGATGCGATTCCGGAGCTTGCGGATCGGACGAGCGATGCGTTCAAGGGGGCGAAGGCCGCCTTCGACGAGCTGATCCAGGAAGGCCACCCTGATTCTGCGGCCACGGAGCTCGCCGCGCTCCGGATCGTCTATGGCGCCTCTCCGGGAAAGCCCCGGAAGAGCGAGATCAAGGAGACGACCGGAGACCGCGCGACGGTCGATGCGGCTGGGACGGGATCGGGGCGCAGGTCCGCTCCCTCGAAGCCGAACGGAAGCAGCTCCGGGTCGGGCTTCCCGAGCTGGGTCGAGCCGCACCGTGTGGACTACTACCGGGAGGCCATCAAGCGGGGCCTCTACACGGGCATGAAGGATCCGAACCTCCAGAAGGAGCTCGAGATCCTGAAGGCGCGCAAGGACGCCGCGGCGTGAACCCTGCCTCGCTTCTCTCGCAGCGCATGCGCGCTTTCGCTCGGATCCCCGAGATCCGGGAGCAGAAGCGGCGCGCCCGGGAGAATGCGAAGCGCATGGAGGCGTTCGGCCGGAAGCCCGGCGCAGTCCATGGGAGCTATGTCACGGACCTCGCGGAGCTGAGGCAGACGATCTTGCTCTGCTGGGCCTGCGATGCGAAGTGGAGGGGCAGCGAGGGCCGGTACCAGTACGCCTTTCGCAAGGACTGGAACGAGTCCTACGGCGGCGCGATTGGGAAGTGCGACGCCTGCAAGGAAGTCGGCCCCAAGCGCCGCGTGTACATCCATCAGTCGTATCTCGGGAAGGTCTGACCTCCGTGAAGACTCCAGAGCAGCGGTTTGATGAGAAGTGGGCGCCCGACGAGAGAGGTTGCTGGATTTGGACTGCATCAGTGGCTGATGGATATGGACTGTTCTTCAGCGGCAGAAAGACGGTGCTCGCTCATCGCTGGAATTACGAGAGGCATCTGGGTCGGATTCCTGACGGACTACAGATCGACCATCTCTGCCGGATTCGCGGCTGC